TATCTTAGATTTCTCTTTGACGTATCGTGATTTCTCAACATTGATAATAAAGTGATAACCTTTAATCTCTGTACCTTGTTTATCTTGTTGACGACCGACAATCCAAATGTTGTCTGCAGAATAGTAGATACCTGTACCACCTGATACAACTGCTTTAGGGAACATACCAATTTCCATATATGTGTGATTGACTGCAATCATTGGTATATCTTTCATATTCAGATACGGTGTTGTCATTCTGAAAAACCCTTTGAGTGCCTTTGCCCTTGACATATCTGCGACTGACTTCTCGTTGATTGCATCTTCAAGTTCTTTCTTTGACGCCAAGTTACCAACAGAGTCAATAACGATACAGACTTTATCACCACGATTGAGTTGTTCTAGTTGTGATATCATATCAAACTTGAGTTCTTCTACGTTTGTTACAGGTGTATGTAACACTCTGTTTGTATCAATACCAAATGTTTCAAAGTATGATTGTGGTGAACCAAACTCTGAATCATAGAATAGTAATACTGCATCATCATACTTCTTTAGATATGCACTTGCCATAATTAAGGCAAATGAAGTCTTGAAGTGTTTAGATGGACCTGCAAGAACTGTAAGGCCTGGTGCAAGACCACCATCTAGTGAACCTGACAATGCAAGATTCAACATTGGTACTTCTGTTTGTACCATATCTTTTTCTGTGAAAAATTTAGATTCTGCGAGGATAGAGGTTTCTTTAATCTTCGTGTTCTTCTTCAATTTATCCATAATACTTGAACTAGTATTAAAACCTGTCATAATATACTCCTTATAATATTAGGTATTATTATATATGATTTTGTTTGAAATGTAAAGAGAAAAGGGGACCGAAGTCCCCTCTTTTTTATATGATGAAGTATAAAATACTTATTATTGCGATAGTAATACTACCACCATTTAGTTCATCATGTCTGCCACTTAATAACTTAATTAGTGCATAAGCGACAAATCCTAGAGCGATACCGTATGCAATACTAAAGGTCAACGGCATAAGAACCGCCGCCAGTACTGCAGGTGCATACTCTGTTACATCTTCCCAATTGATATCTGCAATATTTCTCATGAAATACGTTGCGATAAAAATTAGTGCAGGTGCAGTCGCAAAAGCAGGAATACTTTGTGCGAGTGGTGCCAAGAATAGACACAAACCAAATAGAACTGCAACCGTAACTGCAGTCAATCCTGTTCGTCCACCTTCTTTGATACCTGCTCCTGATTCAATGTAAGATGTTGTGTTTGAAGTACCTGCAAGAGCACCTACTGTTGTAGCGACAGAGTCGGCAAGTACTGCCCTCTCAATGCCATCTACATCACCGTCTGGGTCAACTTTTCCTGTTAGGTTTGCTACTGAGGTTAGTGTACCTGCAGTATCAAAAAAGTCAACGAACAGAAATGCAAATGCAGTTCCAATAAATCCTGCTGTAAAGATTAGACTGAAGTCTAAACTAAAAGCATGACTTGGATTAGGAATGGAACCAACCACTCCTCCTAGTTCAGATATTCCAAATATCCATGCGATAATACTAACCGCCAAGATACCAATAATAATGGCGCCTGGAACTTTTCTTTTATCTAGGACTGCCATAATAACAAATCCTAAACCAGTTAATAATACAGGCCAACTTGATATATCACCAAGTCCTACTAGTGTTGCTGGATTATCAACAACAATACCTGCGTTTTTAAGTCCAATAATGGCGAGGAATAGACCGATACCAGCTCCGACACCTAATTTCATACTCCGAGGAATGGAATTAATTATCCATTTTCGTGCAGGTGTTACACTCAAACCTATGAATACTAAACCTGCTATAAACACAGCCGCAAGGGCTTGTTGATAAGTATAACCCATACCAAATACTACACCAAAGGCAAAAAACGCATTGAGTCCCATGCCAGGTGCTAGAGCTACAGGCCAGTTCGCCCATAATCCCATTATCAATGTACCTACTACAGCGGCGATTATCGTTGCAGTAAAGACTGCACCGAATTCCATACCTGTACCCTCTGTTGAGAGAATAGCAGGGTTTACCACAGTAATGTAAGCCATTGTTAAAAATGTCGCAAGACCTGCCAGAAGTTCTGTTCTCACAGAAGTTTCTACTTGGTCAAAGCGAAACAGTTTGTTTAACATTAGATTATTACTCCTTTGTTGTTACTACATGTTTCTGTAAACATATTCAATCGCCCTATCGGCTTCTGACTCAAGTGGTCTGTTTTCGTACCACTTACCTGTGGCCATATCAAATTGTTTACAGAGGTCTGCAATTTCCTTTGGCGTGATAGGATATTGCTTCTTTATCGCATTACCGGCGACTGCGACCATAATCTGATACATCTTACGGTACCAACCAGTACTAGTAATGTGAGTATACTCTCTAGCCAAAGTCTGGGGCCAGAAAGGACAATTGAGATAAGAAGTCCATACAAAGTCAGTATTATCTGCTTTGTTTTTTCTATAGTCTATAATCTGATTACGCCATTCTTCAGGAAGTCTGTCTAGAAAGTTGGTACCCTTACCTTTATTGTCTGTGTAAGGATATTTATTCATTAACGATTTTGTGTTAATAAATTCTTTACCCTTACTAGAAAATATAAAATTATATGCACCTTTATATTGTGCAGGCACATAGTACATACGACTTTTATCTTTCGTCTGTTCGTCTGCCATATCACCGATTGCTTGTTGTAGTGCATACCAGAAAGGAATGATATCATCTGTTTCTAGTTTTCGGTCTATTGCAAACACTAATCTAAATTTTGGATTTTCTTTTGTACTTGATGCAGTAGAATAACAAACATATCTCCAAGTTGGAAACATATCGTTTATGTATTCTTCTACTGAAGTGTCTATCTGTACTTCATCAACATCAACCATGGCGAACGACCACGATACAACATTATCATTTTTTCTTGTTGTGTTTTCTATGTAAGAAGATGGTGATATAAGATGTGCATCATTCTTACTATTGATTTCTTTTTCAGATAGTTTATAAAGTAATGACTCTAGTTCATCAAAAGAATCCAAAGTCAATACTTTGTCGGTCTTGTTGTCATACCGACTTTCAAATATTGTTAGATTAATCATTGGTTAATTATATATGATGTTGACAAAATAGTCAAGAGAAAAACTCATCTAAAGGTGATGAAGCATTTACTCTCGCACTTGCAATATCATAATATTCTTTTTCTCTTTCTATGCCAATGAAATTGAATTCAAGTGATTTGGCCGCAATACCTGTTGACCCACTACCCATAAATGGGTCTAGTACAGTACCACCTTTTGGTGTTACAAGTCTACATAAGTATTTCATTAAATCAACAGGTTTGACTGTTGGGTGTGTGTTTTTACTCGGTGCTTTCTCACTACCATATTTACCAGATGCAGAATTAACATCATTTTTATAATCACCAATACCACCGCCACCACCTTGAGTTTGTTTTGTTTCTAAATGTTCTAGACCTTTATTTCTTTCTGAAGCGGAAACTTTTGCACTATAGAAGTATCTTGATGCAGAACCTTCATCACCATACTCTCTACCTGCTGGTTGTCCAGTTGATTTACTCCATATACCACCAGATTTTGAACCATCACCTTTATATGAACCTGCTTTATTATTTGGAAATATATCTTTTACAACATCACTACCATCATGTATAATGTTAGCAGGAAATCTACCTCTTGGGTCTTGTTCATTATCCATACCTTTATTTCTTTCTGAAGCGGAAACTTTTGCACTATAGAAAAACCTTGCAGCTGAACCCTCATCACCATAAGTTTCAACATCTCTTGGATACATTTTACCATATACATTATACTGTCCACCCTCTATATGTTGTTTCATTTTTCCACTTTTAGTGTGTGGAAATATATCTTTTACAGCATCACTACCATCATGTATAAGATTAGCAGGAAATCTACCTAACTCACTTGAACCTGTTTCTGTACCATCATATCCGCCTTCATAAACATCTTTTGCCATCTTATCAGTTTTCCAAGTGCCTTTACCACCTAGTCTTGAGTCATCATTTTCTGATAATGATATTCTAGACTCATCAATATTAATCGCACCAGTTCTATGTTTCAATACATTATCAGCAACACTTCCCTTAAATGGTTTTCGTGCCATCACAACAGGTTCGTGTGCTGGTTTGAGTGCAGTTCCCCAACCCTCATATTCAGAGTTACCTTTTGTTTCATTATACTCACTATCACTCTGCCAGTCGTCATCATGCATAACTCCTAGTGAACTCATAGGTTTACCTTTACCAATAACTTCTCTTTCTTTACCTAGTTTTTTATCTATCGCTTTACCGATATTCAAACTCTTTGGAAATCCACTTCCATATATCCACATAATCTGGTCTCTGATTTCAAATCCTGCATCTTCTATCGCAACGGCCATTCTATGATAAGTTCTACTTCCTGAAAATGCGAGTAAGTGTCCGCCTGGTTTCAATAACTGTAAACAAAGTTCCCAAGTTTCTTTTTGAAATGCAATACCAGTTGAATCCCAACTCTTACCCATAAACCCTAATTCATATGGTGGGTCTGTAACGACAGATTCTACTTGTATTCCCTCGTCAATCATCTTTTGCATTTGTTCTATGCAATCTGCATTATATAAGTTTATCATGTAAAAAAGTCCTCAAGTGTATTAACTGCTTCAGTTTTCCAACCGATTGCATCTAATATTAATTTCAATGGTTCTACGAACACTTTGTTGTATTGTGTATTATAATCTATATATTTGTGTAAGTCAAGTTCTTTTGGTAAATGGTTTGGAAATGTGATTATATTTTCTTTGATATGATTTGGTAGTTTGAGATAACAGAACTTAATCTTCTCACCATCTTTAATCATTTCATACTTCTTGTCAAGACCTTTTTCTTTTATATGATGATTATACAATAAGGCACCACGAACATGAATTGGTGTTGACTTCATATAGATAGTTCTATTGTCTTTCCACTTTGTAATGTTCTGAACACTACGAGGGAATGAAACCTGTTCAGGACCCATATTACTAAATTCTTCTTTGAAGTCTGCAATAAACTTCTGTACATCTGATTCTGTACCAGTCATCAATAGTTTAAATACTTCTTTAAACTTATCACGAACAACCTCTGGTGTTGACGATTTAATCGCCTCAATACCCATCATCTTTAATTTAGGTTCGGTGTACTGTACGCCTTCAGAGTTATGTACATTCAGAATATATCTTTTCTTTGCAGTCCATATACCTTTGTCTGCGATTACTTCACGAGCCATTTCCATACGAGGTTGATAACCATTCATTACATAATAAAACTCGTCAAATGATTTTTTTAGTAGAGGTTCAAAATGTTCTTGAGATATTTTATCAAGAAACTCTACAGGGTTTGGTGGATTGAATTTACTAACAAATGGTTCCATATTAATATATACGGAGTCAGTATCAATTGCAATCACATAATCATCATCAGTTTTTAACATCTTATTCATATTCTCATTGATTGCTTTCTCAGCCCATTGAATAACAGTCTGACCTGTCAAAGTTACAGACTCTGCAAGTGCATTGTCAAAGTATTTAAAGTATTGATTACCCATTGCACCATACAAAGAGTTAAGAAGAATCTTTGTTGTGTATTGACTGTTGTGTAATTTGTTTATCTCATACTGTAGTTCTTTTTCTTTTGTTCTTTCATAGTCAGATTGTGCCTTCAACATTTCTTTTTTGATTTCAGTTCTTTCTTGATAGAAGTCAACAATCAACTCTGGGATAATACCAAGTTTGTCTTTTTTAAATGCAACACCTGATGAACAAACTGCATACTTATCACTTATAGGTTTGTTTCTATCACAATCTAGATAATGTTTGATACTCTGTGGAAATCTTGGTTCAGCGATTGTTTCTGGTGAAATGTTTTGTTGCACAATAATATTAGGATATAGAGAATTCAAATCAAATGATACAACCCATTTGTGTTCGCCGACTTGAGGTTCTTTTACATAACCACCTGCAATCTTTTTTGTTTCGGTGCCAGGATTGCCTACTATATTATATTCAACCTTTTTAATACGATTGACTGGTGACATAATATTTTTACTTAACATTCTACGATACAAAATAGATTCCCATATCGCAGTTGTTCCAAATGCATTTTCTATGTTCACACCACCCTTGTATGCGATTGTAAGACACAAGGAGATGAGGTTAAGTCTTTGGTCAAGTCTATCTACCAACTCAACGTCTTTGATATTATAATCAATAAACATCTGATGATTTTCTTTGTATAATGTGTATAGATTACCAAATTCTTCATATGATAATTTACGTTCATCTAATACAACATGTCCAACATGGTCAAGTCTGTATGATTCTAGTCTACCAAATATACCGTACCCAAACTTCTGAAACAAGTCAAGATAGTCTGCCTGTTGTATACCAACAATGTCATAAGTTTGTAGTTCTTTATTCATCTGAAAAGATGTTTCTGCCTTTACTAATTTCCAAGGTGATAATTCACGAATTGCCTTATCACTTATTGTATTGCGAATACGATTGATTAAGTATGGTATGTCAAAGAATGTTATGTTCCAACCAGTAAGAATGTCAGGCATATTCTTATTCCAATACATAAGAAACTTACCAATCAAGTCTTGTTCAGTCATACACTTAACATAATTGATTTTACCTTTTAGTCTATCAAGTACTGTTTTCTCTGCATCATAATCACCAAGACCCCATACTTGATAGATATCCGATTTACTTGACTTGACTGCAATTGATATAATAGGATAGGCCGCTTCTTCTGGTGTAGGGAAACCATCATCACTTGCGACTTCTATATCAAAATTAACAACATTGATATCACTTATATTGAACTCAATGTCATTGGGAAACTTTTGTGTGATGAATTCGTGTAGATAATTAGTTGTGCCGAAGATAGGAAAATCTTCAACATCTTGATATCTTCGTACGAAGTCAGATGCACTTCGCATTGTGTCAAATCTTTGTTTCTTTAGATTGTGACCGAAGATAGATTTTAATTGTGTTTTTTCTTTTGATGGTAAGTAGAGAGTTGGTGAGTGTTTGACTCGATATGTTTCTTGTCTACCATAATTGTATCCACGATACAATATATCATTACCATAACGATTGACTGATGTGTAAAACTTCATAATATAATTATACAATATTCTTTCATAAAAGTAAAGAGGTGGAGTAAAAAAACTCCACCTTTTACGAACTACTTCAGTTTTGAATAAGAAGCACGATTAATAGCGACTAAGATATCGCCCACAGATACGCCTTCAGCTCTTGCGAACTCTCTAGCTGCCTCTGCTTGTTTTTCGATTTTACTTTTCGCACCGAAGTGAATGCCAAAGAGTTTATCTGATACTTTGTTAAGAAAGTATTTTTCAGTCGGACTCATTGAGTAGTTTAGCATTGTTGTCATCTTGTTTTTTCCCCTTAATAGATTGATTAATTGCTATTTTTTGGGGACGCCTCTCTTCTGGTATTATTTTCTCCAAACTAATTGAAAGAAGACCATCCTCAAGAGATGCTCCAGTAACTTCTACAAATTCGGATAGTCTAAATGACCTTTCGAATTTTCGTCCACTGATACCTTTATGAACATAAAGTTCTTGATTTCTACGGTGTTCTCTATTACCTTTGATGGTTAAGATGCCATCATGCACCGCTATGTCTAAATCTTTTTCTTTAAATCCAACTAGTGCCAATTCTATAATGAATTGGTCATCATTCAGTTTCACCACATTATGAGGTGGGTAATGGTCCTTCTGATGAGAAGTTGCCATTCGTTCTAAATCATTGAAGATGTGGTCGAAACCGACAAACGCCCCTCGTGGGAACGTAAAAGTATTGCTTACCATAGTTTCCTCCTAATAAAAGCAAGGTTGTAGAATAGAGCCCGATAACTCGGTACTCATTACTATATATAC